GATCTTATTCGCATGCTTGACAATGTCCTGCAGTACTTTATCGACAACGCGCCTGATTCTATCTCAAGGGCTAAGTACTCGGCTGAACGAGAAAGATCCATTGGCTTGGGAGCTATGGGATTCCACTCTCTCTTACAGAAACATGGAGTCGCATGGGAAAGTGAAACTGCGAAAGAGATCAATTCAGTTGTCTTTCAGCGTATCTCCGAGCAAGCTAGCGCAGAGACAGAACTTCTCGCGCAAGAACGAGGAGAATATCCCGATGGCGTGGGTACAGGGCGACGCAACGCACATTTGCTCGCTATCGCCCCGAATGCGTCCAGTGGTGTTATCTTGTCCACCTCGCCATCCATTGAGCCAATCAAAGCTTGTGCCTACACCCATCGAACTCGCGCGGGCTCGTTTTTGGTGAAGAATAAGTATCTTGACAAACTGCTGACCGAGAAGGGTGAGAATAACGAATCGATCTGGACTTCGATCATTACTAATAAGGGTTCTGTTCAGCATCTGCCATTTTTGACTGAAGGCGAGAAAGCAATCTTCAAGACTGCTCAAGAGCTTGATCAGACTTGGGTTGTGCAACATGCTGCTGATCGTCAGAAATATATCTGTCAGGGTCAGTCTGTAAATCTGTTCTTTCCTGCTGGTGCTGCAAAGTCGTATGTCAACAAGGTGCATATCAAGGCATGGAAAGAAGGGCTCAAGGGTTTGTATTATCTGCGCACCGAAGCAAAGTCTCGCGCAGAAAATGTGTCTGAGAAAGTCGAGCGCGTAGCGCTACAAGACGACAAACGTAATATTGTCTATAGCAAGAAGAATTGCCCGTTCTGCGCAATGGCAATGGAAGAACTGAAGCTGCGTGGTATCCCTTTTGATAAGATTGATCTTGAAGAAATTGGTAAGACCGCAGCAGAAGTAACTGGAAGAAAAGTGAGTACGGTTCCTCAAATTTATATTGGAGGTAATTATGTTGGTGGTTATGAAGACCTTATGGCGTTTCTAAATAATGCACCTGTCGAAGAATCTGATGAATGCAAAGCTTGTGAGGGCTAAATTATGAAATACTATATCATCGAACCAAAATTTAAAAAGTCGCTTGTCGAAGCTGAATGGTATGAGCGCGAAGACGGTGCTAGGATTCTAGTACAAACTCTTTGGAGAGGCGGGTCGTTTAAACTGTCCGTGCCTGAAACTGAGAATGAAATGAAAGAGCTTCTTGGTGATTCATACGACGAGGATGATGTCGAGTATTATACTTGGCTTCCTGAAGAAGATGATGACTATATCGAACTAGATGATTATCAGTTCGAAATGCTTTCGACTTGGGATGGCTGCTCAGAAGACTACGAAATTTTTAAAGTTGAAGACGAAGACGAAGTTGACGCAATCACTGAAGCGCTTGATGAGAATGGCATCAGTGGATTGTGGGATGGCGAAGGTGCGCTTGAAGGTTTTGATGCAGACTATTGTTATTATGAAATTCATGGTGGATGTGTTCTTACAGAATGTGACGAAAACGGAGAACCACTAGAGGAACAAGAATAAATGGCACTACTAGATTTTAGCACAACATACAAGCCCTTTCAGTATCCATGGGCTGTAGAACTTTCGAAGAAGCATGAAGAAGTCCACTGGATCGAAGACGAAGCAGAACTGTCTGAAGATGTACAAGACTGGAAAACGAAGCTGAGCGAAGATGAGAAAGAATTCATCACGCACATTCTCCGTCTGTTCACTCAGTCTGATGTGCAAGTCGGCGAGAACTACCACGAGCTTCTGATTCCGAAGTTTAAGAATAATGAAGTGCGTAACATGCTATCGTCGTTTGCAAGCCGTGAGGCGGTGCACCAGCGCGCCTACGCGCTTTTAAACGATACCCTCGGTCTTCCTGACGAGGAATATCACAAGTTTCTTGAGTACAAAGAAATGGCTGATAAGGTCGATTTCATGAAAGAAGGCGACATTACTACGCATACAGGTCTTGCGCTCGCGCTGGCTCAGTCTGTCTTTAACGAAGGGCTCGCAGTGTTCGCTTCGTTTGTCATGCTGCTAAACTTTCAGCGTCATGGTAAGATGAAGGGCATGGGTACGATTGTCGAGTGGTCGATCCGTGACGAGACTCTGCATGTGCAGGGTAATGCCAAACTGTTCCGCACTTTCTGTGAAGAACATCCTCGCATTGTGAACGATGAACTGAAGTCTAAGATTTATGAAATGGCAAGCACTGCAGTCAAGCTTGAAGACAAATTCATTAACCTTGCATTCAAAGGTAATGATGTGCAGGGCTTGACCAGAGAAGAAGTGCGCGCATATATAAGACATATTGCAGACCGGCGCTTGCTACAGCTTGGTCTCAAGACTAAGTTCAAACAGAAAGACAACCCTCTGCCTTGGCTTGATTGGGTGTTAAATGGTGCTTCTCACGATAACTTCTTTGAGAAGCGTGTTACTGAATACTCGGTTGTTGGCATGGAAGGCGATTGGGGCTGGGATGAGGAAGCAGCATAATGGAAGAGTATCAATACGAAGTCAAGTGCATTTTGTGCAATACTGATGTTACAATTATTTTAGAAGACGAAGATGAAAAACCAGAATACTGCCCAATGTGCGGTAATCAAGCTATCGATGTCGAGTTTGTAGAATTCGATTAGTTTCATGTGGCACTACAACAATGAAATCTTTGAGCCCACAGAAGACGAGCTATCGGACTATGTGGGCTTTGTTTATGTAATCACTGAGCTAGATACTAACAAAAAATATATTGGTAAGAAGTTCTTTTGGTCGATTCGTAAGCTACCACCACTGAAAGGGCAGAAGCGCAAGCGCACAAAGAAAACAATGTCAGACTGGAAAGACTACTACGGTAGTTCAGAAGAGCTGAAGTCGCTTGTTGAAGCAAAGGGCGGTGACGCATACCGTCGAGATATTTTAAAATTATGTAAAACAAAGGGCGAATGTTCGTATTACGAAGCTAAATATCAGTTTGAGAAGGATGTTTTATTGCGTGATGATTACTATAACGAGTTTATTGGCTGTAAGATTCACTCAAAGCATCTAAAGACTCAAGATTTATAAATAACTATATCACTCACTGAGATAAGAAATGTCTCCTATGATTTTAAAATTCTCTTCTTGGATTAATCAACTTGACGAAGGCGTCAATGATCCCGCAATCTTCAAAGCAGTGTTTCTTGCGGGCGGTCCAGGTTCTGGTAAGTCATTTATCGTTGGTAAGACTGGTCTGCCTGCAATGGGCTACAAAGTCGTAAACTCTGACGATGCTTTTGAAGCAGCGATGAAGAAAGCTGGCATGACCATGGATCCCGAAAATATCTTTTCTACTCAAGGGCAAGAGCTTCGCGGTAAAGCAAAGACTCTGACAGCAAAGAAGCAAGCGACCTATATCACTGGTCGTCTTGGTATTGTTGTTGACGGTACTGGTAAAGATCCCGACAAGATTGCAAAGCAAGCGATCAACATGCGCGCGCTCGGCTATGATGTGGCTATGATCTTCGTCAACACTGACCTGGAGACGGCTCTGGAGCGCAATAGGCAGCGCGAACGCTCTCTACCCGATGCAGAAGTCGAAAAATACTGGAAAGCTGTCCAGCGCAATACTGGGCGTTTCCAGCAGATGTTTGGCAAAAACAACTTCCTTGTAGTCGATAACTCTCAAGGTAAAGACTATCAGAAAGAAACTCTTCGTGCTTATCGCGATGTGCAGAAGTTCACTAACAAGCCACCCGAGAATGCAAAGGCGAAAAAGTGGATTGACCAAGAAAGGCAGAAAGCAAGAAGAGATTGACAAGTCTCAAAATTCATGATAAAATAAAACTCCCCGCGTCAGGGAACAGAGTATATAATATAGGTGATCATTATGGCAGTATCTGCAAGGAAACTAGAAGTATTCGAAATCTTGGAAAAAGTAGAGAATGCTAAAACAAAAAAAGACAAGATTGCAGTTCTACAAAAAAACGAAATCATGCCTCTTCTAGATGTTTTGAGAGGGACGTTCGATGAGACCATCCAGTGGAATCTACCTGGTGGCACACCTCCCTACACGCCTAATAATGAAGAATCATATCCCTCGTCTTTGCTGAGACAACATCGTAACTTCAAATATTTTGTAAAAGGTCTGCGCGAAAGCAACAGGCTTAACCCTATTCGTCGCGAGCGTATGTTCATCGACATACTTGAGGCGATACACCCCAAAGATGCTGAATTATTAGTATCTATGATCAACAAAAAAAGCCCTGTGAAAGGATTGACCAAGAGTCTAGTTAAGGAGGCATTTCCGCAGTTGATCCAAGACTAATTATGATCCAAGTAAAACAAACAGATGTATAGTAAGGAGCGCCTATGGTCGAATCCAATCAACTTGAGCGATTGAAGAAAGATTCTAGAGAACTTGGACATTACATTCATAAACTGAACAAACGAGGTAAAACTGAGATAGCACACAAGATTGCTAAACGACAATCATTTTTAGACGCAGCAATATCTCAGGTAGAATCTCGCGCAAGGGGGTGATCCACATCTAATGGTGAGCCTCGGTTTCGGGGCTCACTTTTTTTGGATTTACAGGAATTTAAAATGCCATTATATACGATGAAAAATAAGAAGACAGGAGAAGTAGAAGACAAGATGCTAAAGATTGCTGAAATGCAAGCACTTGTAGAATCAGGTGAATGGGAGCAAATCATTGGTGGCGCTGCTCTCGTTACACACACAGGCAACATTGTTAATAAAACACCCGATAGTTGGAAAAGTCATTTGAAGAGCATTCAAAAAGCAGCAGGTAGACAAGTCGCTAATACAATTAAGCTATGACAATGACAAGAAAACAACAGAATGGCGAGTCGATGAATATTCGCATCGACGATCTAGTTACTATCGATCCCATTACCGAACATCAGAAAGAAGTATTTGATGCATGGCGTGATGGTGATCACATGGCTCTTGTAGGCACCGCAGGCACAGGTAAGACCTTTTTAGGCATGTATCTTGCGCTTGAAGAAGTCATGGACAAAAGCACACCATACGAATCTCTTCGAATTATTCGTTCGGTTGTTCCTACACGAGACGTAGGATATCTGCCAGGCACGATTGAAGAAAAACTCAATGCATACACAGGACCTTATCGTGCAATTGCTGCTGAGCTATTTGAAGACGACCGAGCATATGATAAACTTATACATAATAAATATGTGACATTTGAGTCAACCTCGTATATTCGTGGCTTGACATTTGATCACAGCATTATTCTTGTTGATGAAATGCAGAATCTAAACTTCCATGAGCTTGACTCTATTATCACACGAGTAGGTCAGGGTTCGAAGATTATATTCTGTGGTGATTATCATCAGTCAGATTTCAAGACTGATAACGATAAGAAAGGCATTAATCAATTTCTAGATATTCTAGAGCAACTTAGGAACTTCTCAATTATTCATTTTACATGGGAAGACATTGTACGAAGTGGTCTTGTAAGAGACTACATCATGACAAAGGAGTGGATGGGGCTACAATGAACAGAGACGCAGTTTACGAGCAACTTAAAATCGACGAAGGTGTAGTGTATGAAATCTATAACGACCACCTCGGCTACCCAACTTTTGGAGTCGGTCATCTTATCACAGAAAGTGACGAGGAATTCGGACAACCGGTTGGAACTCCAGTTAGTGAAGAAAGAGTTCGGGCGTGTTTCGACCGAGACCTTGAAACTGCCATCGGAGAGTGTTACACTCTATACGGAGAAGGGGCGTTTGGAGAATTCCCTGACGAAGTACAGCAGGTCTTGGTTAACATGA